GTTGGGGTGAGTCTGAGATGCTCATGAGGAGCAGTTTCGGACTAATCCAGCGTCAAATTCGAAATGAGACATGTCCCAGTATTGGGATTGAATCTCTTCAGACCTGTGAGAAGGTCGAGAGAGTCGAGACATGCATTCGACGGGTGACGGGAAGTTGTCGACTTCGATGTTGTAGGTTCCTAGACCGCGGGGGTCCATGAATTCAGCGAGGTTGACGACTCGGACGGAAAAGCCTTGAGCTTTCAGTGTCGAGAAAATGTGTTCGGCGATTGGGCGGAAGCGAGGGTTGGCACCACTTGCGTAGTACAGACCGATGCATCTAGCCATCAGGCGAGGGGCACTATCCTTGAGTGATTTGGGATGGAGGAGATGGGCGAGCACGTCTTCAGCAGAGCGTGTTGGCCAGCCATTCCAATTAGTGTACGACAGAACTGTCGCACTTTGGATATTGCGTGAGAATCCACATTTGGTAGCACTGAGTTTAGCGTTGAATCGAAACATTGCTTCAGCAGCAAGTGCGTCTAAGAATTCAGACCAGTGTTCCAAAGGGATACTCTCCAACAGACCAAAGAGTGCGTCGTCTCCCATGAGCTTAATGAAGTGGTTGGGGTCTACCTTGTAGCCGAGGGCTAAGAGGCAGGTCACTATCATGACAGCATTGTAGAAGGAGTCGAAGAATTGGGTACAGAAAATACCAGATGGCATTCCAGCGAAGAGTCGCTTGAAAATTTTGCCTGTCGTAGTGACAGACACCATATTGAAATAGGCATATCGGATCCAGTTCCATAGGAAGCGCAACCTTGTGGGGTTGGTTTTGGGTTCGGAGTACGGGGGGTGAAGTTGGGAGCCGTGTTCGTCGAGAACGGGGAGTGTGGGGCAGTAGCGGCCACAGAAACAGAAATAGGTTTCAACGCGGTCAAAGATATCTGACCACATAGTGAAGTAAACGCGCATGTCGAATTCAGACCAGTCGAGGTTGAAGACGGGGGAGTACGCACGGTACTTTAACCAGTACTCTGTATTGAGACGGTTCCATCCACCATTTAGAGATTCGTAGTTCCAAAGGAGAGGGGTTTCGGCTTTTGTGAAGTAATTGGAGAAGAGGGGCCAAAAGAACATGCATTCAGCGAAGATTACATATTTTGGTACTCCAAAAACGGTTCGGACTTTTTGGATTGCATTGCGAGGTACAAGAGCAGGTTTGACATGAAGCGTGATCGGGTCTAGATATGGGAAGAAACCATTCTTGACTCTGTGGAGATAGGACCGAGAATATTCGAAAATTGGTGTAAACAAGTTTCCGAATTTGAGAGATCGGATTGGTATATTTCCGAGATCGAATTGTTCATTGAGGTATTGCTTAGAATCTTGCATAGCGGTGAACGGGCGTTCAGCACTAGTTGAAAGTTTCCAGGGGTACCAGCGGAGATCCGTGAAGTGAACGGGGTGTATGAGATGGGTCGGGCGGAACCATTCAGTGACGATGTCGAGGGCTTGGTAGTAGAAAGCGTCTTTGACGATGTTATGATGAGGGACGTTGTATCGAAGAAAGAATTCTTCGGCGTTTTGAGCGTTGGGCATAGAACGTTGGTAACCGTAAAGTACAGCTTGGATAGTTTCGAGAGGAAAACAGAATGAATAGAGGCATATTGTCGAAAAGACGAGATTGTAACATGACCAGTAGTGTTGTCCATAGTTGAGGAGAAACTGAGGGACCTGAGGGAAGATCGGGTCGAAGCCTAGGAATTGTAAGTTCCAGAGAGACATTGGTGAGCCGGGGGGGGGGTGAGTAACTAGTTTTCTTGTAGAGCAAAGAAAATCTGTAAAAGAGGAACAAAATTCAAACGGGGAG